CCGGGATGGCTGGGCGCCCGCCCAGGACGTAACCCGCGGCGTGGGCGATGCAGCCCGCGACATCGTCGACGGCGTTGGCGACGCCGCCAAAGACATCGGCAACGGTGTAAAGCGAGCCACAAAATGAAAAAAAAAGGCGAAGATAAAATCCCCCGCCTTTTTGTTCTATACATCCGATTTCCTGGGCGGGGCGGCTCTGATGAATATGAAGGAGCGTGGCCAGTACATCACCCTACTGTGCCTCCAGAGGGAGCGGGGGCACATGACGGAGGGGGAGGTAGCCCGTGCGGTCGGGAGGCTGTCTGAGGAGGTCCGGGGGAAGTTTGAGACGGACGAGGACGGCAAGCTGTTCAACCGCCGAATGGAGGAGGAGATCAAAAAAAGGGAGGCTCACTCTCAACGGCAAAGAGAGAATGTGGCAAAGCGGTGGAATAAACAAAAGGATGACGATGGTATGTCCAGTGGTAATACCATGGTATTACCTTTAGGAAATGGAACATCATCATCGTATATAGATAACTTATCGTTAGAACAGGAAACATCCTCCGCACGCACGCGCGAAGCCATCGCCACCGTCATGTCTGCGTACCTGGATAAAATCAACGCCAATCCGTCACAACAGAGCCTTGATGAGCTAAAGGGATATGTGGAGCAGATGGGGCCGGAGTGCTGTCAAAGGGCGTTTGATATTGCCCTGGATGAGAAAAAAACGTCCTGGTCATATATCCGGGCGATCCTGCGAAATAAGCTGGCTCAAGGAGTTCGATGTTTATCCGACTGGGACGCGGTGGAAGACAAGCGGAAGGGGGAGGGAGAGGATGATTACTGGGCCAAATGACGCCCTGTTGTTCCGTCCTGAGTTCATAGACCCATCCCAGCCCACGGGGCTTTGGTGGGTACGGAACGCGGAGGACGTGGACGCAGTGAGGATCAACGCGGTGTGCAAATCGCTGACAGCACCCTGGTCTGAGGTCAACGGATGGACGGAGTGGCTGGCTCAGTTCCCGTATATCCTGCTGGCGATCCCACCTGGTGCCGCACAGGATGAGGCGGCGGAGCAGTTGACCGCGCGAGTGCCCATCCCGGTGATGGTACCAGCGCCACGTGACTTCCTGGGGTGCGAGACGGTGTGGTCATTGCGGGAGGAGGGCGGCCTGAAAGCCATTGACCGGCTGCTGCTCAACGCGGAGGAGCTGCCCACTCAAGGATTGCTCAACCTGGCGGATGTGGACACAACACAGCGGAAAAACGCCAAGCGGGTGGTGTCCGGTATCCCTGACCTGGACCGGGCCATTGGAGGTTTTGTAGGCGGAGAGCTGTCCGTCTGGACCGGAAAGCGTGGGGAGGGCAAGAGCACCATTCTGGGACAGATATTGTTAGACGCGGTGAACCAAAGCCATTGCGTCTGCGCCTACTCTGGGGAGCTTCCAAAGGAGCAGTTTAAACTTGGGCTGCTCCAGCAGGCGGCGGGTTATCTCCACACCCGGCGGCGGGAGGACCAACGGACGGGCCGAGTTATGTACGATGTTGAGGATCGGGTTATACCGGCAATCAACGAGTGGTGGGACAAGATGCTGTTTTTAACGGACATTCAGCAGAAGAATGCTCATGACGAGGACAACATTCTCAAACTTTTCGAGTATGCCAACCGGAGGTATGGGTGTGACACGTTTCTGGTAGATAACATCATGACGGCTGAACTAAAGAACGAGCAGCAAATTGGATTTTGGAGAGCGCAGTCCTCATTTGCCGGGAGGCTGGTGGCGTTTTCAAAGCGGCTGGATGTCCATGTGCATCTGGTGGCGCATCCCAGGAAAACGGACGGCCCGATTGAAGCGGACGATGTAGGTGGGAGCGCGGATATTACAAACCGGGCTGACAACGTGTTCAAGGTCGAGCGGGTACCGGAGGAGAAGGTGCGGGAGGTCGGATATTCTACACTCCTGACCGTGCTGAAGAATAGAGAGTTTGGAGCGAGGGATCGGGTGCGGCTTGATTACAACGAAGCGTCTAAGCGGTTCTATCAGGCTGATGGAAGCCCGTCAAAATGTTACACATGGGAGTTGAAGATGAAGAATGGATAGGGCGCGAATAATGGAGCTGATAGAGGGAGAGATCAGACGGAGAGAGGCGCTGATTCAAGCCGGGACATTCTTCGCGGAAGACCATCGGGAAGTTGCGCAGGCGCTTCGAATTGTGTTGGAGGCATACACGGCCCCGCCAGCAGTGGAAAATATCGTTATAGCCCAAGAGCCACTGCGTGAAAAGTGGTGGAGGAAAACATGCGGCTGATTATCCCGTTTTCTCTGCCTGGTCTCAACGAGTACATAGAAGCGGAACGGGGCCACCGGCAGAAGGGGGCAAAACTGAAACGGGATTGCCAGACATCGGTAATCATAGCTCTTAGACGTCAGATCAGAATGCCTTTACGGGAGCCTGTGTTCATGCGATACCTCTGGGTGGAAAAGAACCGGAGACGGGATAAGGACAACATCTCCAGCTTTGGCCGGAAGGTTATCCAGGACGCCTTAGTGAAGATGGGTGTTCTGAGGAATGACGGCTGGGAGAATATCGAAGGATTTTCTGACAGCTTCGCTGTGGACAAGGGAAAGCCAAGGATAGAGATCGAGATCGAGGAACCAGGAGAAAAACCATAGGAGGAGATATCGTGAAGGATGAGAAGGCCGCCCTGCTGGGCGACAAAGAGGCGGCGAAGCTAACCCATCTATCCCTGTTTTCCGGCATTGGAGGCTTGGATCTTGCGGCGGAAACGGCTGGTTTTAAAACCGTAGGACAATGCGAGTGGGCAGACTATCCGACAAAGGTGCTGGAAAAACACTGGCCAGATGTGCCACGCTGGAGGGACATCAGGACGCTGACAAAGGAGAGCTTTTATGAAAAAACAGGACTGCGAACAGCTGACATTGTTTCAGGAGGATTTCCGTGCCAGCCCTTCTCCGTTGCCGGGAAGCGAAGAGGCAGTGAAGATGACCGTTACCTCTGGCCTGAAATGCTTAGAGTTATATCGGAACTCCGGCCCGCTTGGGTCGTTGGCGAGAATGTTGCTGGGATCGTCAATATGGCACTCGACCAGGTGTACGCTGACCTGGAAAACGAAGGTTACTCCGTCCAAGCGTTTATTATTCCGGCTTGTTCCGTCGACGCCCCGCACAGGAGGGACAGATGCGCGATTATCGGGTGTAGAGCGCTGGAAAGAAAACATAACGGGAGAGGACGGAGAACCTATTCTTTGGAAAACTCCGATTGCGTCAGATTCGGCGAACCGGAAGTTTTATCACAACAGCAGGGGCGAGCCAAATTTGAGCGGGATGGTGAAGATGTGGCCCACGCCGAAAGCGCAGAACAGCAGAGGGAATGGAGAGAGGCACAGAGACGGAGGGCCAAGCCTGGACGTGGTGGCTGGTGGCCAATTGAACCCGACATTTGTAGAGTGGCTTATGGGGTTCCCTCTCGGGTGGACAGACTTAAATGCCTTGGAAACGCAGTAGTTCCCCAGCAGTTTTATCCGGTGTTTCAGGCCATAGCGGACATAGAGAAGGGGATTATACATGGATGACATTAAATTAGCGATGCTCGGCTCAAAAGAGGCGGCTCGACGGCTGACGGAAGCGGGGGCGCTGCTGCCTTGTCCGTTCTGCAAGGGGAATGGAAAGGTTTCATTCAAAGACCATAGATTTGTTGGGCAAAACTTTCGTGGAGACAAGAAACTTGTGTACAGGATACAAGTCATCTGTAATAAATGCAGAAGCAGGGGAAAGCCTGTATTTACTGAGCCGCTTATAAACCCGAACCCATACCTTACAAAGTGGGGAAACTGCTATGCAGACACGGATGTTTGCAACGAGGAGACGAAGGCATTTTCTGAATATGTGGAATCTGCAATACGGGAATGGAACACCCGCGCGCCGATTCTGAGCAAAATTGAGATGGAGATGCTGAAGGGGAATGATAAATAACAAAAAAGCGCTTGATGCCGCGCAGACCATTGTTGACTACTGCAAAGGACAAACATCCTGCCAGAACTGTATTTTTCGGATGCATGGAGCGGATCATTGGAAATGCCATATAGATGCGTTTGTTTTGCGGGATGTAATAGCAAACATTGCAGCAAAGAGGAAAAATAATGGATATTTGTGAGAGGATGGAGGCGCTGCATGAGATTACTGAGTGACATAGCGTGGATTATTCTTCTGACCATTACGCCGTGGTGGCTATTCGAGAGGTTACTATTGTCCGACTGTGAGCGGGCTGTGTGCAAGAGATTGGAGGCGCTGCAGGGTGAGTAGGATTCTGGTTGCAGTTCTTGCTTTAGTTGTTGGATATGCAATAAGTTGGGCTATTATAGTCGGCATTATCAAGCTGATTACAATGTGCTTTTCCATCGGGTTTTCTTTGCCCGTTGCCACTGGGATATGGTTGATCCTGTGCCTGCTGAAATTGGTTTTTCATAAGTCGGAAGGGAGGCACTGAACGATGGCAAGGGCAATTAAGCAAGGGCAGCATATTTTTATAGCGTTTCAAGATGGGGAAGCCGTTCTGGATAGTCAACTTCGTCCCAGAATGTACAAAAGCAGGGAGCAGTTTGAGAAATCATTCCCTGCATGGCGAGATGGCAAAGCGGAGCTCGTTGAGTATGCGCCCACCCTCACCCCGCCGAACGAGTGGGTGAGCGTGAATAAGAGGTTACCAGAGAAGCGAAAAGATGTGCTGGTACACTATGGGAATGGCCGCATTGGCATTGACTGGATTGATAGCACTCAATGCTTTGTGTTTGATGAGCTCTATGGGCGAGTCACCCATTGGCTACCAATCCCGGAACTGCCTGACCGCCGCCCGCCGGAGGAAGAGGCATGAATACATACCAACAGATCAACTTATTTCAGAGCGGTCAGCCGGACGAAGAGGCTATCCGCCTGTTGCGTGGGTATGAAGACTTTGCTCTGAAAATAGACCCACGAGGATATTGCGTCTGTACAAGTGAAGGGAAAGATAGCCGTGTATTGGGACATCTAATGAGGAGGGCCGGAGTAAAGCATTTTTACATCCACAACATCACCGGAATTGACCCACCAGAGCTTGTATATTTCCAGCGAAGGAACTTCCGGGAATATCAAGATATGGGGTACGAAGTACACGATTGTATGTATGATATGTCCATCTGGCAACTCATGAAGAAGAAACGAGTGCCGCCTATGCGGCATATGCGATATTGCTGCGAACACCTAAAAGAGAAGAAAACGTTAGAGCAGGGAAACGCCATGATTTGTACAGGGGTGCGACGCGCCGAGAGTACAAGACGGGCAAAACAGCGCGCAGAGCTCGAACATGATCACGAGCACCTAAACCCGTATGACCAGGAATACGGAGTTGAGGTTGAGACGTGGAGAGTATGCTTTGATAATCCCAAATGGGGGATTGAGGGGCTGTGGACGCTTAATCCAATCGCAGAATGGCCGGATCATTGGATTTGGGATTATTCGAAGGAGGCGCATTTGGAGCAATGTAGCCTATATAACGAGGGTTTCGACCGCCTCGGATGTATCGGATGCCCTATGGGTGGCGAATGCCAGCGGAGGAGACAATTCGAGCGGTGGCCGGGATTTCGCAATGCTTGGCTTAGAGCTTTCAGGGCTTGCATTGATGGGAGAAAAGAGAGCGGGCTTCCAACTCCGTTTACAGATCCTGAGGAGTGGATGGAGTGGTGGCTGTCGGATAAAACAATGGGAAAAGTCGACAAAAGTCAAATTACTTTATGGGATTTAGAGGAATCTATGGAGGGAGAGGAGGCCACCTGATGGACATATTGTGTGTTTGCGCTACCGGCGTGGCAGCACTCTGGGCGACCGTGAAAATAGGGACGTGGTTTTTCAGGCTTGTGGGAGAATTGGCGAAAATTATATTGGGGGATGGGGAAGATGGACATTGAGGAACTGATCGAGCGGCTGAAAAAACTGAGCGGGACAGACAATTTGAGCGAGTTCGATGACGCCGCCACCGCCCTACAATATCTGAGTGAGGGCAGCGACGAGGTGAATACGGCATTGCGGGAGAAAACAGAAGAAAACGCCAAACTGCGGACCGAACTGGAGCAGGTGAAGCGAGAGAGGGATGCGGCCATTAAAGACTTAAACATTGTTCAGGATTGTCGTGTATGTAAAAAACATCAATCCATGGTGTACTCAAAATCCAGACAAGTGTAAGGGCTTTAAGTGGCGTAATCTAGAGGAGGGGTGAGCATATGCCGTTATGGTATTTGAGATATTTGAAGGAGAGGAACAAGCATGGAAAGAGTAACACAGAAAGATGAGCATGGCTATTATCTAGTGGGTGATGGTATTTATAGCGACGAGGGCGTGCCTGAGAAATTCCGAGGGGATTATGTTGACCGCCTCGCCGCCTACGAGGACACGGGGTTGGAGCCAGAAACAATCGAAGAAATATACAAAGAATGGAGCTATTATTTGAATTTCGTAGGTAAAAGGAACGCAATCGAGGATGCAGTAGATGATATCTACGATGAAGGGAAGGTTGATTATGACCGCCTCCGCGAGCTGGCCCAGGCGGACAGGATGATCGGGAAAGAAGTTTGGGCGCAAGCAAAATACTTAAACATTTTCCAGACAAAGCCAAGCCTCATTCAAAGAACGACAATTCAGTATGTTTCTCTGTTAAAAGGTGGAAACATCCTGTGCCACACTCAAACCTGTGCTTTCCCATTGAATGAAATTGGCAAAACCGTTTTCTTGACCCGTGAGGAAGCCAAGGCCGCACTAGAGGGGATGAAGAATGGCTGAGTACATCGAGAGGGCGGCAATTTTAAAAAGCCTTGGGTATGATGAAAAAAGGCGAGCTGATGTTCTTCCTGGGTCAACGTTTGATATTGTGCTGAAAGAGGCCGCCGCCGAGGTTGCGGAGGTGAGGCACGGGCGGTGGTTTTTCAAGTATCCGAATGGTTGGGCCTGTTCCCGATGTGGTGAATGGGGCTTGATGATTGACAACCGGGGTATTTACAAATCAAGCTACTGCCCCAACTGCGGCACTCGCATGGACAAGGAGGACGAGCATGAGGCTGATAGATGCTGATAAGTTACCACTTGACATTATGCCAGAGGATGTGGACAACGCTCCCACCATCGACGCTGTGCCTGTGGTCAGGTGCCGGGAGTGCAAATATCAAGATGAATGTATTCGCCGCATTGAATTTATTGGGAGAAATCCTGTGCTTGAGCAAAACACCTACGAATATCATCCATTGAGTTTCTGCTCCTATGGCCAGCGGAAGGAGGCCGCCAATGAAACGTAAGTGTAGGACATGCAAATGGTATGAAGAATTTATGGGCGTGTGCTTTAACGGAGATTCCCCGCACTGTGCCGACTTCACGGAGTCGGATCAGCGGTGCAGGGAGTGGGAGAGGAAGGAGGCTAATCATGAGCAGTGAACTATGGCTTGGCTATGTGGCCGGTGCGCTGACATTTGGCTGGCTTTTGCCATGGATTGGGAGGAAGATCAAATGAAGTTTCGGAACCCTGAGACTGGGGAAGTGTTCGACAGTTTGCGGGAAGCGTCCGATAAATTTTGTTCGGACCATGATTGCTTTTGGCGCGAATGTCCGCTTGATAAGGCAAACGAGAGTCGCGCCTGTTGGGATTGGATTCAAGAATATCCTATCGAAGCCGCCCGCCTGATGGGCTATGAGGTGGTGGAGGATGAACAATTTCGTGAGGTCACGAAAATGATGAAGGAGGCCAACATGGACAAGCCAACGAACAACGACCAGCAGGCAAAAGCCGATGCGGGGAAGCCTCGTCCTACGCTCACTCCCGTCAGCCTGATCGACGCTGTGACGGCGGTCCGTATGTACGGGAACGCAAAGTATCACGACCCGGAGAACTGGCGGCAGGTGGAGCCGCAGCGATATCAGGATGCTTTGTACCGGCACTG